TTTACATCAGCGATCGCAGAACCTCAGATGGGTGAAGAAGAACCAAAGCAAGGCATGATTACGAAATTGGCAAATGGTGTTGCCGCAGTTGCAGATGTCGCTTCTGGAGTTCCAATGATCTCTAAGATTGCTGCATCTGTCAGCTGGGGTTCTCGTTTGCTTGGTCGTGCTGCCACAGCTATGGGCTTCTCCAAACCTATTAGTGTACAGGAAACAAAGCCAGTGTATCGAGTGCCCGGATTTGGTCTGCAGCAGGTAGAAGGTGTTACCCCTGGACTCAGTCTTGGAGCCATCCAGGACAATGAGATCGCCCATGACACCCCAGCTGTGGATGAGATGAGCTTCGATTACATTTGTAAGAGATCTGTGGTTATTGTTAGCAAGGACATTAGCCTGCCGACGTTTAATACGCGTGGGCAGACTTGGTTAGAGATGAAGACTCATCCCATTCCTGACGAGATCACCTATCCTTTGTCATCAACCCTAGATACCGTTTCTGGTGGTCCAATGCAAGCAGTCGCAGCCCAGTTCCAATGGTGGAGAGGAATTTTGAAATACGATTTCAAACTCATCAAAACCAAGTTTCACAAAGGCCGTCTGCAAGTATCTTGGATCCCCGGCAAAGGTGTCGACAGACCTGGTTTAAACATTAACAAAGTTTATACTAAGATCTGGGACGTTGGGACTTCCTCTGATTTCTCTTTCCAAGTACCTTTTGTCTTGCCCTCTGGGTATGCCAATGTAGCTACTGCTGCAACCGTAGCTGGTTCAGTTTACCCGGGATACACAGGAAAGTTGGTTGTTAAAGTATTTAACAAATTCAATTATCCTGAAACTGTCCCGAGTAACTTAACACTACTGGTTTCTCTCTCTGGTATCGACATGGAATTCTCTGGACCATTCATGAACACACGCTATGCCACAGTTTCTGATCTTATGCCTGGACCCACCCCTCCACCTAAGCTAAATTACAGCAAGGTTGAAGGGATGCCCTCTGACGAGTGGGTGGAATGTAGTAAATATGCCATTCCCCACCCACACGCCAAAGCATTTAAGCTTTGTCGCTGGTTCACACCTATGCAGGACTATGAGTTTTCACACCCACTACCTGTTGCGGAACCCCAAGGCGGAGAAGAAAGCTACGAGCGTAACTTCTCAGCAAAGTCCGTTGCAACACATATTGGAGGTGAAAAGATTAGTTCTCTGCGACAATTGCTTAAGAAGCAGACAACAAAGTCAGGACGTCGGTGGTATCAGAACCACACAACCACACTAGCATCCATGTACGCACTGTACTCTGGTTCATTCACAGACACACTCATCGGTCACACACCCAATATCACAGTAAAACTCTCACACGCCCTTGCACAGTCAGATTCTTACACATCATCTAATCCCGCATATCCTTTCATGCTTAGTAGTGATGGAGTGACACAAGTGAAGATCCCCTTTTATTGCCCTTTCCCCAGTCTGCCGACCATGAGTGTTTACCAGAGTTTCACGGAAACTAATGGAGACTTCACTGCAACCAGGCTGCGCGGCATTGGTGACGATTATTGTGCG